ACGCATACCAGTAGTAATGGCAGCACGAATAATCTCAGGAACAATCCAACGAATATCCTGGTTAGGCATATCGAAGATGTTCTGCATAGTATCAACCTTAGGATTGAAACCAATTTTTTCATTCAGAGCATCCATGGAAATACCCCACTTAGCCTGAACCAACTCCTCAAAAGAAATATCTACAGGCTTTTTATTCTGGCCACCAGAACGGGCACTTTCAAGAGAAAGCACCATATCCTTAAACTCCTTCTTGAAGTCATTGGCCTGCATCTTTGTAATATCTATCTGTGACATATATTTATTGAATTTTAATTAACGAACCAGCACAGGAACAATCTCAGCTACACCAGAAGAAGGAGCAGAAGCAGAAGCCAATGCAATGAAATTAGTCTCTGTATTAGAAGTAACTACATTGGGGAAACGGTCATTGTAAAGAGTACCGTCTGGCTTTACATAACCAGGGGTGATAGCACCTTTAGCAGCATAGTTACAAATAATATAACCCTCAACAGCTACAGTAACCTCAACAGGGAAATCCCTCTGACCTGCATAAGCAGGAGTTACATTATCAGTTACGGCTACTCCAAGGTATACCTGACCTTCAGCACCAGTATAAGCAATAAGCTTACCTGCATTATTTAAAGCCACTGCCATACCCTGAACAATTTTTACATTATCAGCCACATTAAATGCCTGATGTAATTTGTGGGATTCGTGCTTGTAGATCACGACCCGAGGGGTCTTACCTCCATAAAGAGTAAGCTTACCCTCTCTTGTCTGCATAATATCCATATATTACAGAAATTTATTGATGATTAATGAATTTTACTATGATAAAGGTTAGCCATTACACTATCCGTAGAACTAGGCTGTTCCTGATTCTTAGTGGTATCATCCTTAGTGGGTTCAGCTGTAGAAGAAGCCCGATTTACATTATGAGAACCACAATCAGCACAATGCAGAGGGAACTTCTCCTCAAGGCGAGCCTCATAATCCTTCTTTAAGGAAGTAAGAGTCTGGAGACCAGTAGTCTCTGCCTGAAGCATAGTAATGATAGTCTCATCTGCACTTTCACCAGCAACCTTCTTATAGGCTGCTACAGTTGATTCACGAAGAGAAGCAATGTAGTTTTTACCAACCGTTGCCATCTCATTTAAATTAGCAATCTCAGTGTCCTTCTGAGCAACTGAGGCTTTCAGAGAAGAGATCTCGGTATCCTTTGTAGCAATCTGTGCCTTGTAAGTAGCAACCTCTTTAAGAGTATTACCAACCATCTGGAGAGCAAGTTCTACACTAGCTTCCTGACCCTCGGCTAACTGCAACATATTTTCACCAAAGAGCTTCTCGAGAAATTCTTTAAGTTCCTGATTCATTGTTGTAGAATTATTATTTGGGTTGTTATTAAATTGGACTTGAGTATCGTCTTTATCATCTAATTCTTTTAGGTCCTGGAAATAATATACCTTAGGCTCATCTTTTTGATACTCAGAGAAAGAATTCCAAGTACGGTTTGCAAAACCTGGGTTTACAATTTTACCATCAGCTCCTACCTTTTGAGCATAAGAATCAGCACCATGTGATACTAAAGAAGTTTCCAGATATCTTACTATACCAGTAACCATCCTTCGTACCATATTACCTTTAGAATCATAGGTACCTAATTTATCCCAAAACTCTTGATCTGAAAGTTCTGGATGTGACTTATCCCATTGGAATTGTACGGTAACAGAATTACTATGAATAGAAGGTGGGTCCATAAGAATACCTCTGGCAATCCTTGGATTAGCCTTACCATCTATTTTAAGTACTCCGTTCATACCTGCAGGAATATAGATATTACCGTCCTTATATGCTTCTTGCCACATAACCTTAGATACTGCACCTATAGCATTACCTATATCGGTTTCATGATCACAATTAACAGTTTGCCCAAGCATATATTTTATTGAAGCTTTTAAAACTCCAGGAGTAGAAAAATCCGTAGGCATCCAATTTTTACTTACTATGGTTGCCGACAAGAGTCTAAATACTGGCTCTATAAATTCATTATCCTTTGGTTTTAAATCTTCCTCTTGTAGCTCTGGATAATAGGTATGGTAATTAATATTACCTCCAAATAAACCAAGCTGTTGAATAGATTCTTGTGTAGGTTTAGCCCATTCATAATAATTCTCAGAAAAAGCCTGAGCTCCTACCTGTTCTGGTACATAGCCTGCAAGAATTGTATGACCTTGACCGATCGTCATTTGATCGGTATGAGGTTTATTCTTATGTAAGATAGTAAGTGGCATTACCTTGGACTTGATTTTTGATCTTGACGTTTTGGTGTAGTTTTAGATTTATCCCTAGATCTACGAGCTGATTTATTCTCATTATCCTGATCCTTACGTTTCTTAGCAGGAGTATCACCCTCATAATTATTATCTTTAACTCCAGCCTGATCTTCTGGATCAACTCTAGGTTCATCTTGATCTGGTGAATCATAACCCATCTCCCAAGCATACTGATCTTGGGAAATGATACCATCTCGATAAAGTGCATTGAGATTGGCTATCTTATATTGTAAAGCTTGTTGTACCTTTACATCATCTGCAATAGTAGAAGTTGCCCATGTAATCCTTATACCTTTATTATTAAAACCTGCTAGCCGTAATTCTAAAGTATATATAAAGTTAAGTATGTAAGATACTATAGTTTGAATATTACGGAGCTGTGATATCATTTTAGAAAGTATGATACCCATACCTCCTTCAGTATTAGCTCCATTTACTCCAATGATATTACCATTAATACCAAGACCATTAGCAACTCTTTGTTGATTAAGATTCCAAAGCTTATCTGCACTACCAAGATCTTTAGTAGTAGACTGCATCTCAAACTCATGGTCATCAATATAACCTACTACTAAACCATCTTTCATGCCGTCCTTAAGATTCCTCTTTAACTGATTAAGAGTACTAGTTAACCTTGATTGATAAGCTTTTATACCCTCATTAGCCTGCTGATCTGGTTTAGCCATCTTAGCAGTAAGGAATCCCAAGAACCCCATTTGTTCCATTATATTCTTAAAGTTAGTCATCATATCATGTTGACCCTTTATAGAATCTAAAGAACTCATAAATGGTGGCATTCCGTATGGTTCATCAGTATCATTATACATACCAGCATATACATAAGTTTCAGTATTAAGCTTAATGTAATCCTGGTTTTTAACCATGAAATTTTCATTACGTTGATATGGTTGATATACACCATTATTCTCTCTCTTAAACCTTATATTATCTGGTTTAAGAAAAAGTATAGTAGCTAAACCATTAAGATCATTATCAGGGACACACTCAATAGAAATAGCTCCACCAACGCAAAGTTGAACAATCATTTTGTTTACTAACCCATCAATACCTGCAGTATACCTTGACCATTTCTTAGTAGCCTCATTAAGATGTTGTATCATCTTTTCAGCCTCTTGGTCGGTATTGTTTGGGAAAGTAACCATGTGACCTGTATTAGCTAACTTGAAGGTTTCCTGAATAGCTATTGACATATCAGGATTTACCTTATATAAACGACGAATCAACTGAATAACCTCTACTCTAAATGAAGGTGTAACTACTTCAGTTAAACCTCTTAAAGTTGAAGTAAAGTCAGTTGAATCTTCTGGAACTGAAACTCTACCTGGAGATATACCAGTTACCTTACCATTTTTAAGTTCCTGGTTAACCTCAGGTGGAGGTATTTCAGGTTTCTTTTTCTTCCAAAATAATAAATTCATGCTGGTTGTACTACTATGTTTGATTTACTCTTTCTAATATGATTACAAATAGCTTTACCAAAAATATCATCGTCTGCATAAACCAAATCAGTTTCACTGTCTTCTGAAGCTTGTGAATTAAGCTTATGCTTACCCATAGCTACTGGTCTACCTAACGCATCATATATAAAAGTATAAGCTTCTTGAACAAAGAAAGGGTCCTTTATTACAAGATTGTTTTCACGAACATCCTTTTCAAGACCCTCAATAATAAGTGTTCTATTTTTAGTAGTAGTAAGCCAACCAGGTGATACATCAATATCTGGTTTATGCTTACCTTTCTTCTTTAGTATCTTCTGATAGTAATACAGCCGAGGGTATCCTTCGGTCTGTAACTCAGATGT